TATGTATATAATCATTTATGTATTTATAATAAATGTATATAAAAATAATTAGCAACACAATTGCTAATATAACTTGAATTTTATAATTCATTTATATTATATAAATATTATTTTTTAAAAAAATTTTACAAAAGCTCATCAATAGAATTCAAGAAATTTTTATTTATTTTCCATCCTAAATTTTTTAATTTAGAATTGCTTATATAATATCGCGTATCATTAAATGGTCTATCTTCTATATATTCTATCCATTCATCATAATTATTTGTTTTCTTAATTTTTTCAATCAATATTTCCGCGATTTCCATTACAGAATATTCCATATTTTCATCACAACCTATATTATATATCTCGCCTATAACACCTTTCGTCAAAATAGTATCAAATGCGTTAACAACATCATCTACATGTAAGAAAGACCTATATGTTAATCCATTTCCTTGTATCGTAACTTTTTTATCTTCATTTAATAATTTAATGAATCGAGGAATAAGTTTTTCATGATATTGATTTTTTCCAAAAACATTATTACTTCTTGAAATGATAATCGGTAACTTGAAAGAATGTAAATATGTTTGAACAATTAATTCAGCAGCCGCTTTTGTTCCCGCATAAGGATTTGTCGGACATAATAGAGACATTTCTGTTTTTTTATCATCAACCATTTTTGACTCCCCATAAACTTCATCGGTAGATACATGTATGAATAATTTAATATTTTTATTATCTTTACATGATTCAAGTAATTTATGCGTTCCTAAAACATTGTCATATGTGTATTGAACGGATTCATAAAATGAATTTTGAACATGGCTTTGTGCGGCGAAATGAACAACATAATTTATATTATAATTTAATATTAACTCTTTTGTAATATCATTTAGATTCATCTTTAATAATTTATATCGATTTGAATTACGAACGTATTCATCCACATTATTTTCATTTGCACAATAATAAATTGCATCCAAATTAATAATTTGTATATTTTCATATTTCTTAAAAATATAATTAACAAAATGAGAACCAATAAAACCACAACCACCAGTTATTAACATATTTACATTTTCTGTAATATTTCTCATAATTTTAGGATAAGGTTTTGGATACCTTTCTAAACAATCTCTTACGGAATCTTTAATATTTTTAATTTTTGGAAAGAATATTTTTAAAGTATCGGTATTTAATTTATTATTTGAACGTTTTGAAGATAAAATTTGATTTTGTTCTTCAATTGTAAAGTTTTTCCACGTAAATGTATTATCGACAATTTCTTTATACATTTCTAAAATTTCATTATGGGAAATAACTCCTGGGTTAGTTAAATTTATAGTTCCTGTTATGTTTTTAATCATCATTTCGATAGCATATGGTATCAATTCAGGTAAAACTGTCATTGAATTTGGAATTGAACATATTTTATCATATGTTGTTATTTTTGTAATAAAATTTCTTGAACTAATTTCATCATTGATTGGCATTCTTATCCGTAAATTTAATATTTTTTGTTTTTTCATTAATCTATCTGTAAATCCTTTTACTATTGAATATGAAGAACCAAAAAAATTGGGGTCATCTTCCTCCGTATATCCATCATTATTATCACTTTCTCCATCAAAAATACAACCTGTGCCTAAATATGTAAAATGTATATTCTTTTCTTTACAAATCATTGATAAAATCAATGGAGAAAATAAATTATCTCTAACATTCTCAACCAACTTGCCTTCTTCCTCAAGATAATCAATAGTTGGAATAATTTTATCATCGATTTTACCGTGTGTTCTACCAATTAAACATAAAATATGACTTGGATTATGCAATTTTATTTCTTTTTCAACTTTTTCAACATTATCGCATCTTTCTACGCCTTCAATGTAATTTATATCAACATCATTTAATGCTTTGATAAATTGTTTACCAATCCATCCACGAGAACCATAAATTAAAATATTAATCATTTGTAATAATATTTTAATTCTATAAATAATTTAAAAAATAGAAAATTGTTTTATAAAATGAAATTATTGAATCTCATTATTTATTCTACAAATATCCCAGAATATCAAGAAATGTATAAGATTCAATCTGCTTATTTAAAAAAAATAGGTATAGAACATTATTTTTTAGTTTTTAGTTCAAATATGAAAGAATTATTTAAAATTGAACAACCGGTAATTGTTTATGATAATGTAATTTATTTTGAAGGTAATGAAACTTTAATTCCAGGGATATTATTAAAAACTCTTTACGGATTTGATTTATTCAAACACAAAAATTATGATTATATTATAAGAAGTAATATTTCTGAAATTGTGAATTTTGATTTACTTCAAGAAAAATTAAATGAAATTGATTTTGATTATGGCGGTTCGCAATATAAAGAATTAACGTGGTTAGATTATAGAGCAGGTATATTTGATTGGCAATATTATAAACGACCATTTATACAAGGAAATGCTATTGTAATAAGTAATAATTTTAAAAATTTAATTCTTGAACACAAAATTAAATTATTGAATTATAATGTTATTGATGATGTAGCTCTTGGGTTATTGTATGTTGATTTGAAACAAAAATATAATCTCAAAGATGTTGCTGTATTTAAAGAATTAATAAATGTCGATAAATATGATAAAGATGCAGTTTTCTATAGAAATAAACATAAAGATGACAGAAAAATTGATGTAATAAATATGAAAAAGATATGTGATGAAATAATTTCTTTAAATAATTTTTAATTTGTTTATTAATAAAATGCGCATACTTAGTTTAATAACAACATTAACAACATTATTTCAAAATGTTTGTTCTTCAATGCTTTCAATCGATAAAGATAAATTCATGCTTGACAATAAACTCATAAATTTAAATTCTGTTTCTGAAGGGATTTTAATAAATTCACGAATGATTCAAGGTATTAGTGATGGTTTTGATAAATTTCCTTATAAAGATACAAAAATATGGAATGCTACAAGAAACAATGATGAATTCGTTAAAAATATGTCAGTATGGAAATCAAAAGGTTTAAATGCTTTCACTATTGGTTTGCAAGGTGGTGGCCCAAATTCAAAACCACAAACTCATAAAAATTCTGCTTTTAATTCGGATGGTTCTTTAAAAATGGATTATATGAATAGATTAAAAAACATTTTGGTAGAAGCAAACCGTTTAGATATGATTGTTATTATAAGTTTATTTTATAAATCTCAAGTGAAAATATTCAGTGGTTATCCGATTGTTTTAACATCAACATTAAATGTAATTCATTGGATACAAGCAAATAAATTTACGAATGTAATTATCGAACCAGCGAATGAATGTGAATTTTCTGAATTTAAATCAGTCGGTCTTGGATGTGATCAACATATTGTGGATTTGATTACATTAATACAATTGTATAAAATCCCCGCTGGAAATTCATATAAAGGTTCTGGACATGTTCCGTCGGATAAAATAGTTAATGCATCTCAAGTCATTTTTCTGCATGGTAATTCAATGAAAACAGATAGCGAATATAAGAAACAAGTAGATACCGTTAGAAAATCAAAATCGTATCGCGGACAACCAATTGTTTATAATGAAGCATCAACGGATTATAAAAATTTGGATTGGTGTATAAAAAACGGTGTCGGATTTGGATATTATGACCAAAGTGGTTTTCAAACACCGCCTATCGATTGGTCGATAAATACATCAACTAAACAAAATTTTTTCGATGAAGTGTATAAATTGACACGATAAACTGAATTAAAGTTCAATTTAGATATCCACTGTTAGCGTTTTGTATTTTTCATACATATTTCTAAACCACGCAATTTCACTATCCGTTATTCCACATTTTTTTAGGTTAAGACATAACTCATCTATATCGGTTATTGATTGGTAATATTTTCTATCGTCATCATCTGTAGTTTGTTCCATTTTATTTTATGCAATTTTTTTATTTCAAAATAAAAAAAATCTAAATACTTGTTTGAGCAATCAATTCATTTTTAAAAATCGTATTATCTTCTTTTAAGGAATTGATTTCAAATACTTTATTAATTAAATTAGAAACTTTATCATTATCGACAGAACCATCATCATTCGTCCAATGACCAGTGGATATTCGTGCTGTTGTATTTAATATACCATTATCAGTTAAAATATCTGTTAATTTTTGAGCGTTTATATCTTTCTCTAATTCACCATCATGATTTTTATATTTAAATATTTTCCGACTTGCATCTGTGCAAACATAATTTAAATTTCCATCAGAATCTTTTAATAAAAAATTCGTTGCAAATTTAGCAACACCTTTTTGCCCTTCGGATATAACATCTAAATTATATTTATCGTTTATTATACTTTTAACATTTTCATTATCTAAATTTAAAACGCTCATATTCAATATTTTATTATTTATGTTATTATTGTTAGTTGTAGTAGGTTTTGAAACGGCTGTTTTAGTAATAGATACAATTTGGTCTTGTAAATGTTTTATTTGATTATCTTTTTCAATAAGTTGTTTTTCATAATAATTTTCTTTATCAATAAGTTGTTTTTTATAAAATTCAGTTTCATTTTGGTAATGTACTATATCTTTATTCTCATCTTGTAATTCTTTGATTTCATTTTTAAGAAATGTAATACAATTATTTTGATGATATTCAAAATCTTTATTTGAATATGATATAAAATTACAATATTCACAGATAAGTTCTTTTTTTTGTTTAATCAAACAATATTTTGTTATTCTCTGATGATTCTTTAACGAATTATCATTAACAAACATATTATTACAAAATTCGCATTTCACTGGCATATTACAATAATAAAATATATCTTTAAGTTATTTTTCATCAATACATTAAAAATTACAATGTTACATTAAATTTAATCATTTTCTATAATGTAACATTATAATTTTTAATGTTAAAAAACGCAAAATATCAATTTTTTAAACTGGAAGCAGTTTAAAATGATTTTTTGAGACTGACTTTCATTTACTTTTTTCCAATTTAAACTGAAAGCAGTTTAAAATTTTCAAAAAACGTTGAATAATCGTCCACACACACACAACTTTTGATGTGTGTGTGTGGACGATTATAATGAAAATCCCGAAAAATCTTTCTCCGACAAAAGTTTTTTCCGCCAAAAGTTTTTTCCGGAAAAGTTTTTGACGGAAATTTAGAATAAAAAATCATTTTATAAAAAACAATTGTGAAATTATTTAGATTTTCTTTTAGATTTTCTTTTAGATTTTCTTTTAGATTTTCTTTTAGATTTTCTTTTAGATTTTCTTTTAGATTTTCTTTTAGATTTTCTTTTAGATTTTCTTCTTTTATGTCCATCTGGATTTATACTGGATGCAGCAGAAGAGTTGACGGGAAAAGTTACATCTTTTCTGTCATCAGTAACGTCAATAATCGTTTTCGGAGAAGCAAGCTTCACTGGCACTCCTTCATTTTTCATATCAGATAATATACACGCAGCTTTTATATCTTCATCTGTAATTGTTTCTATATCAGAATGCATTTTTTTAATATGTGTTTTTAAATTGCAAGCTTGATGACTTTCGTATTTGCAATATTTGCATTTATGTTTTCGTGTTCCTGAATGTATGTCCATATGTCTTGTTAAACTATCTTTTCTGTTGAAGCCTGCACCACATTTGTCACATGTAAATTCTTTTTCTTCCATTTTATTATAAGTTAATACAAATAAATAAAATTAAATTTGCATTATTTGTTATAGAAATCGATTTTTTATGTGAAATCTAAAGAAATAACATATTAATAAAAATGTTTAAGAATATATTTTTAATTTTATTTCCGATTTTTGTTTACGGGAGAAAAATTGCTTTTCAACAAGAATTACGAAGACAATATGATGATTTTTTGAACCGATTAAACAAAGTTGAAAGACCTTTAAGTTTTGAGACATTTGTTTATAATCTGAATACAATTGAAAACTTTAATGAAGAAAATAATGGTTGTCGTATGTATCTGACACAAAATAGCGACGTTGACATAGACGAAATTCATACGGAATGTAAAATGTAATAAAAAATAAATTGAATTTTAATTTTTTAATTGTCAAAAAATTAAAAAAATATATGCCAAGAATACATTATTACGCTCTATCAGATAATTTATCAAGATATAGTCAAATTAATCTGACTTTTAAAAGTATATTACCTTATATTTTATTTGTTTTTTTTATTTTAGTTCCAATCGTTGAAATTGCGATTACAGATATTAATCAAAAAGAATTGGATTGTAATCCATCCATGAATTTAAACATCGTAGAATGGTCATATTCAAAAAATATATTTATTATGATGTTGTCAATGCTTATGGTAACGTATCTATTATTTAGTAAATATAGTATAATGCGATATTTCTTACGAATTTCTATATTTATTGCTAATTTCTTCATTTTGATATGGTTAATTGTTGGTGTTGTATTAATATATAGCGAATGTGTTTATTATATTTCTGATGATATGTCCTTTTTTAATTTTTTCAATATATTATTTGGTATGGCAAATGTATTACTGTCTTTATATATTGTTTATGATTCTTTCAATGTAGAAGAAATACCATTACTTGATGCAAGTCGTGTTTAATTTTAAACGACATTCATAATCATTTTAACATCTGATTCGGATTTCAAATAATTCATCAACGAATCCTCAATATTTAACATTAACGTTGTTTCATCTACAATACCGTTATAATCTTTACGTAATTCTTTAACTTTGTTTCTCATCTTTTCAGAAACAAAATTTACAAATCGTTTATGATTTTCACCTGTATCCATCATATCATCCATCAATTGGTCGTAATTATCGGATTTTTGTATTTCCGACGAAATATACGATTGAATATTTGCATATATTTCATCTTTTGGATTTATTTTAATTTTTAATTCTTCTGGAATATCATTAAATCCTTGGATTACATTGACAATTCGCGCCATATGACCTGTAGAACATAAACCATTCATTTCATATAATTCTTCTCCTAAACGTTTTACTAATTCTGGTTTATGAATACTACCGGCGATAATCCCGACGATTTTATCAAAAACCATTGGAATTGTTATACCATCTTTGAATTTTGTTTGTTCATTTTTAATTCTTTCTAAACTTGTATTAATTTGTTCTTTATGATTTTCATATTCCGGATAATATTTCTTTAATTCTTCATCTATATTAAACATATCACTTGATGCAGATTTATTATTAACTAATGAAGAAGCAACATTTATAACAGAAGTATTGATTTCACTATTATGAACATTTTGTGTATCATTGTAAACAGATGCTCGTCGATTTTGATTTGCAATAATATCATTTTCGCGCATTTGTAAATTACGAATTTGATTCATCAAAACATGCTGTAATTCAATATCATTTTCATCATTATTAAAAGGAATATGTCGAACATGTTGTTTTAAATTATTGATTTTTTTTCTTATCTTATGAATATCAATCATATTTTCTTCACGACGTTCTTCTTGTCTTAAACGTTCTAATAAAACAGCGGAATTATCCATGTATTTTTTATTATTACTTCTCATTAGAATATCAATAGCATTTGAACGAATTTTATTTCCATAACGCCGGTCATTTGAAATTTCAACGATTTTTTCATAAACTGCATCAATATGATTTTGATTATATGAATTCCAGATAATATTTGTTCCAATATCTAATTTATTCATTAAATCAGTTTCTTCACAAAATAATTGATAAAGATATTCAAGATATGGAATTTTTTTGTTATCATCTTGTATCGTTTTTACATCGTTTTCTTCATTTTCATTTTCTTCTATTTCGTTTTCTTCGACATTTTCTTCTTCATTTTCGTATTCTTTGTTTTCGTCTTTGTTTTCTTTAATTTCGTATTCGTATTTTTTGTTTTCTTTAATTTTGTCATCATTTTCGTTTTCATTTTTTTCGTAAATAAAATTATAAATTATTATTCCTGAAAGAATAATCAAAATGATATCAGGTAATATTGTTTTTGTTTTAGTATTTAGATATAAGATAATAAATAAAACTAATAATAAAACAGACATTATTTGTTTATTAAATTAAAAAATTTATTTCAAAATTAATCTTTTCATCGGACTTTTTCTTTTTCTCGAACATCGTTTCTTAATTTCTTTCATACTTATTTCAGATGATGTTCGAGGAGTTGATTTATTTACTCTTATCGAAGGACGACAGTAGGGATAATTTTTCTTCCATGTTTTAGATAATTTAGAACGACCACATGATACTTTTTTCGGTAATTTACAAACATTTATCCATTTTTCTTTATACCATCGAGATATACCTGACGATGATGTTTTTCTACCTGAATATTTTCCTGACCGTCTTTTATATTCTTTCACAAGCCAACCAGATGCGTAAGCACTTGGCCATACTTTAAATTTTTTCTTTGCTTCTTCTTTAATTTTTTCATAAAGTTTTTTATTTGTCGGAGAAGGTTTCATTTATAAAAAGATAAGAAAAATATTTTGTTTTAAACAATTCCATTTCTTTTTATAAAATGGATGAAAACGTGGAAACAAAAAACGACTTAAATATTTATCAAATCACTGTCGGTAAATATAAAGGCAAGTATTTAAAGGATTTACTTCGCGATCGTAATTATTGTCAATGGCTTTTACAACAAGATTGGTTTAAAGAAAGTTATGAATTCCTTTACAACAAAGTTAAAGATTTCGATCCGAAAATATATTTTCATAAAACTAAAGAAAATGAAAATGAAATGGAAATAGAAAATGACGGAGATAGTGAAATTTTTATCAAAAATTACAAATATTTTAATTTAATTCCTTTAGAAGAATTGAAAATTGAACTTTCTGAAAATGAAAAAATCTGTTACAAGTTTTATCTTAAAACTATTGAAGAATTAAAAAACAAAATTATCATCAGGATAACAAAAAAAGAATTTGATGATACTGTTAATATCTATGATATTACTGCACCTTCTAAATGGCTTCAAGTTTTTGAAAAAGAAACTTTAATCAGTCGTGAAGATTTCAAAGAATTTATCAATGCTTATGAATTACCTAATATCACAACTATTATTGAAGAAATTAAAAAATATGGCGGTTTAGAATATAAAGGTAGTCAATCTTACAAAATCGCGAAAAAACGTTCATCCGACCAAGAATTGTTCTGGGAAGAGATTTTAAAATCTAAATATAAAGATGAATTAGGAACGCAATTCAAATATGAAAACTGTATTTTTGATTTCATACATATTCCAACTAATAAAATATTTGAATGTAAACTTAATTTAAAGGATTTTGATGAAAGACAATTCAATAAATATCAGGCAACGTTAGATAAATATAATATCGTTTTCTTAATTGGACGAGATTGTGTTATCGATATTGACATGGAAACAATTTATACGACAAATATAAAAGAATATTTGTTATATCAATGCAATATTCCATTATTAAAAACACCTTCGAAATTTGATGATATTATATTCGATTTCGATGTCCACGAAGTCGAAGATATAAAAGAAGTTATTTAAAAAACATAACTTTTTTTATTAAATGATAAAATTATTAGTTTTGATAATTGCCAATGATAGTAATCCATTATATATTAAATTACAAGAATTATGGAAATATCAAATGGATAAAATACAAATGTCGTATGTTGATTATTATTTTCTAAAATGTGATCCGACTCTCGACCAAGAAATAAAAATTATTGAAAATACATTTTATGTTAAATTAGAAGAAAGTATTTTTTACGGAGTTACATATAAAACACTTAAAGCTATTGAATATTTTTCAGAAAATTACGATTATATTCTTAGAACAAATTTAAGTAGTTTTTATAGATTTGATAAGTTATATGATATTTTACAAATAGCACCCAGAAATAATTACTACGCAGGAATAAATGGTGGTGAATTTGTTTCTGGTTGCGGTTTTATAATTTCTAAAGATATATCATCTAACATATCAAAAAATATTTATAAAGTATGGGATCCTTATATAAAATGGGACGATGTATGTTTTGGAAAATACATTTTCACAAATTTCCCTCATAGTTATCATTATATACCAAGATATGATTTCATAAATCAACCATCTGATTTTGTAATACCAGAAGAATATCCACATTTCAGAATAAAATACGAAAATGATAGAGAAAAAAATGATATATATACAAGAGAAAAATTATTGACTCACTTTTTATGATTTCTTAAAATATATTTCTAAAAGAAATTGCACATAAAAATAAAAACATGAAAGGATTTGTATTATAATTTGATGTTCCGGCAGAAGGTAAAAGCGGAACATATTCAGTCTGATTTGAATTTTGAGAATAATTGATTTTATTATCTGAAATATAATTAATTTCATCAAAAAGTGTTTTATTCAAGTATTTATAATATTGTTCTCCGTATTTGTTATCAAAAATAATATCACCACCGTAAACAGTTTGTTCGAATGCACCATATCGAGAATCATCTACATAAAAATCATCAGATAAATTTCTACTTCGTTGATTATAAAATTCCGGTATATTTCCCATATTATTTGCATTATATATGTTATTATTGAAACCAAAATTAATCATATTAGAATTTATTTGATATACCGGATTATTAGTATTTTTTATTATAACATTATTTTCAAATAAACATTCTCGCGGTGAGATAGGAAACTGTGTCGAACCTATCATTATATCAAGTGAACAATCTAAAAAAATATTTTTTAAAAATTTAGAATATGAAACTTGAATATTATAGATATCTCCATTAGAACCAGAATTAACAATTAAAGCGGCGCGATTATTCGTATTCTTGAATAAATTATTATATATCGTATGTCCTGAACCGGCGGCAACTCTAACTCCACCTCCGTCGGGTGTATTATTTTGTAAAAATTTGTTTTTCGCTACCATAACATTATTTCCATGTCGTAATGTTAAACTACCATAACTTGTTTTAAATGTGTTTTTATGATAAATATTACCTCCTGCTTTATTACTTACAATTTCTATTTCACCATTACAATTTTCAAAAATATTATTTTCTATTACACTACGTGATGGTGATAAACTTGTACCAGAAAGTCCAAAACGTATTGTTTCAAAACCATTACCATTACCTCTTTTTCGATTCATAAATATATTTGAATCTATGAGAATATGGTCTGGTGTATCATCTTCATGTAATACTTGAACCCATGGATTAAAATTTGAAAAGTCTTTAAATACATTATGATCAATTCTATTATTATATTTAGTTATTGTTAATATCGGTCCATCACCGTCATTTAATGAAAATTCGCAATTAGTAATACGATTATTACTCCCTTTTAATTGTATAGACCCATTTCCATTCGTAAAGATTATATTAGATAATATAACATATTGTCCAGTTATTGATACATTCACTGAACCTGAAAAGAAAACTTTGCCATTATTTTTTGCTTTTATTATAATTGGATTTGTTATTGTCCCTACATTATCAATTGTTAAATTTACATTTGTGTAAATGCCATCATCTAATAAAATTGTATTTTCTTGAGTAAATGATGGCAACGAATTCATACTTGATGTTGTTATGATTGTTGTCATTCTTTATTTATAGTCTTATTTTAATTTTTTATTTTTTAAACGTTTGTTGTATTTAAAAAATAAATATTTATAAAAATATTAGAGAAAACGCATAAATGGTTTGAAGATACTTTAATTTTATTTTAAATTGTATTTACTAATTAATTCAGGATATAAATTTTCTTTAATCAAATGATCATAAACAGTAGTTTTATTTTCAAGATGAGCCCAAGGATGTAATGGGAAATATTTATGTTTAATTTTAATAATTTTTTTATTATCGAAATATTCACTTTCTAAACCAAATCCAAATAAACTTTCAAATTCAAAACTTTTATGTATTTGAAGTGGACGAATATAAATATATTTTTCAGTAATAAATACCAAAACATCAATAAATTCATTTTTAAACCACATTATAGCAAAACACCAGCTTTTACTTTCTTTACTTTCTCTTATATTAGGATCATATGATATTTCAAATTCTAATAAATTATCGTTAGTAAGTTCTTTAGACATGGTGTATAATTTTTTTATATTAAAAATAAAATTGAAATTCAATTTAAAAATTTGTCATAAAAAATGTATAAAACGAATTAAAAATGTTTTCATGGTTTTCTAAAATTGATGAAGAACGTGTAGAAGACGACGTCGAAAGTGATAATGAAAGCGTCGAAGAAGATTTTTTGAATTGTATGATGTACGAAGATGATAATGTTAAATTTTATTCTTCAGATGCACGTGATTTTATTCCTAATATAAAACTATGGTCATCACAACGTTCTGTAAATCAAAATCATATTGATGAATTAGTCGAATGTTTGAAGAAAAGAAACCATTTTATTGGTACATTTAAAATTGTTCGCGATAAACAAAAAAATTTGCGTTTGATTGACGGACAACATAGATTTCTTGCAATCAAAAAAATAATGGAAAACGACAGCTCGTTTAATATGAATATTGTTATTGAATTATATGAAACTGATAATCTCGATTCTGATTATACTATCAATTTATTCAAAGAAGCAAATTTATGTCTTAATGTTTCTGATGCTGATTTACCAAATATTATTGCTAACAAAGTTATTAAAAAATTATGTGACCGTTTTCCAAATATGATTATTGATATTAAAGATGGAAAACGTTGTAATAGACCACGTATCAATAAACGTGAATTCTACTTAAAATTAAAAGAATATATTCACGAGACACATAAAACCGAAGATGAAGTATTAGAACAGATTTTGTCAAAAAATAATGATTATGGATTACGTGGTAGACAAACATTTAAACAGGCTTCATTATCGATGTTTGAAAAATGTAAAGAAACTGGTTTATATCTTGGATTAGACCATAATTTTGACTGGATAAATTATATTGAATGGTAAATTATAAGTAAAAATTCATTGTAAGATAATAATTTGCATTAATATATTCTATTGGTGTATCATTATTTATTACCAGATAAAAACTATAAGTTATATTTTTTATAAATTGAGGATTTGTTGTTGTAAAATTATCTGTAATAATTTTATTTATTGGAATAATACTTTCTGTAACATTACTTGCAATAATATTATTACCAAACTGGTAGCTTGTACTCATAGTTGTCGAACCATATGTAAACCTGAATTCTATATATATATAATATTTTGAAGTTAAATAATTGAATGAACTATACATATAATTATCATCAAAATATAATGAATCAGTAGTATTGGTTTTGGTTTTAAAAATAATACCAATTTTTCTAATAGGTTCACCATAAGTCTTGTTAAAAGTAGTGATAAATACATTTGTTGTTATGCTATCATTTAATAAAGTAATAGTATTATTACTGTTTTTACTACCTCCTGAGACTGTTAATGTTATTTCAGATGAAACAACTGGTGGAAGAAAATTATACATTATTCCTTTTGTTGATATTATGTTTGAATCTCTAACATTCCATTGAGTTCCATCAGTTGATGTTGCTATAGATTCTTTATTAGTTGTATTACTCTCATTTACTGCAATCCATAAATTATCTCCGTATATTATTTGATTATAGTTAACAAGAGTATTAGTATAAGATGTCCATGTTTGTCCGTTCGATGATGTTGCATAACCATTATCTCCAACTGCTACCCATAAGTTTGAACCATTATATGCTACTCCGCTACCATATGATTTAAACAAATTAGTACCAGAAAACCAATTATTTCCATCATTTGAATATACATAAGTATTACCGAATGATCCTTTACGACCAACTGCTACCCATAATACATTTCTGTTACCATCTTTTCCTAATGCTACGTCATTACCAACATCCATAGTATTTCTTTGTAAACTTCCAGTCCATTGAGTTCCATTAGTTGATGTGGCAATTGAAAACTGTAAATTAAATGGTTGCAATGTTGATGGGTCACCAACCGCTATCCATAAATTATTAACTTTATCGTAATCTATTCCATTACCAATGTTAAAAATAGTACTTCCTCTACCAGTCCACGTAGTTCCATTAGTTGATGTTGATATAGTATTTGTTCCTTGACCAACAGCTACCCATAAAAAATTATTAGTCCCATCTCTACCAAATTTTACTTTTTTTCCGTAATTACTAAAAGCTCTTCCACGTCCAGTCCACGTATTTCCATCAATAGATGATGCAATAGTATTATTAATTCCAGTACCGACTGATACCCATAAATTATTTCCTAAATTATCTTTACCAATAGCGACAGAATATGCATAATAATCAAATACACCTTTACCTTTCCCGTTCCATGTAATTCCATTAGAAGATGTAGCATATTTATGTTGGTCAATTATATTTGCAGATAAATTATTTATACCACCAACTGCTATATATTTAATTAAGCACATACTTGTTGGATTACTTAGATTAATATCACTTAATGGAATTCCATCTGGAGAACAATTTTGCAAAACATTTCCCATTTTATTTTATATATTTTTTATATTTTTTATATAAAAATTTAATGGTTTATAGCTTCTGGATGAATTATATTGAATGGTAAATTTTTTAAAATTTATAAATATAAAAAATATATAAAATAAAATGGGAAATGTTTTAAGTAATTGTCCAAATGAAACAATTGAATTTAGTAAAATAAATTTAGAAAATATAAGTCAATCATGCGAAGTAATTTGTCCATCAGGACAATATAATAATAATACAATTTGTGTTGATTGTTCTGCTGGAACTTATCAAGATTTATCAGGTCAAAAATCTTGTAAATCATGTGAAATTGGTAAGTACCAAAATTTAACTGGACAAATATACTGTAATGTATGTCCATCAAGTGGAATCACATTAAGTACAGGCTCAACATCAATTTCTGACTGTAAAAATAGAATTTTTGTTTATAGTGGTTGGTTAACAAATTATATTAATTTTAGTTCATATTTAGGAACTAGTTTAAATTCTACCTTTATAAATAGTACAATTAATTTATCAACAATAAATACAGCAGGTATATCCAATTTAGTAGCAAGTAAAATACCAAACGTAAATATTTGGATTGCTATGCATGGTAATCCACCACCTAATAATTATAACTTATTTTATTGTGTTAATCCAAATAAAACACCAGTAACTTGGACTTCAAGTTTTGTAACAAATTATGGTGGGTTTGAAGGTAATGATTCTGATAATAATGATTTACTTGATTGTAGTAATTCACATTTTTTATATGGAAGTGGTTTGGGAAATTTATTTTATTCAACTGATGGGATAAATTGGGCGTTAAGATCCAAATTAAATATAGACAAAATAATGTTTGTTAAATATATAAATAATATGTGGGTTATTGCAGGTGTTCCTAATATTAGGACACAAAACAAATCTATTTGGTATTGTCAAAGTAGTAATCCAACTGGCAATAATTGGGGAATATCTAATAGTAATTTTTCTACATCTTGTAAAAGTATTGATTTTGGAGGAAATAAATATGTGGCAATTGGCACTCATAATAATTTACCTGCTACTTTTTATTCAAGCGATTGTATCACTTGGATACAATTATTAATTTATGGTTCAAATCCCTACACTTCTAATCCTAGAAAAATTATTCATATATCATCTATATCTAGATGGTTTATTATATCATCTTCTTCTATTTTTCATCAATCAACTTCAAATATTAATTCAAACATTACAGCAACAGGTTGGATACAATTGGGTTTAGGTTATTTAACCGGAACCAATAGTATTACTCCTATAACTAATATAAAACATGGAATAGATGATTATAATAATATATTTATTATATTAATAAATAATACAAAAAATTTTTGTTATATCGTAGAATATGACCCAACCATTACTAATATAAGTAGTAGCAATAAAAGAACATTATCATTTCCAATTTCTACAATGGAATTTGGTTTAGTTTAAAAAATATTTCATAATTCTCGTACAAAATGATTCTTTTTTCTCACATATTTTATTCCATTCATCTATTGAATACATTGACCCCATCGATAAATTACAATTAGGACATATTGGTCTTAAATTTTCAATTTCTATTCCTCCACCTTTAGATTCTGGAACATTATGACCAACATGAAAATTAAATACAGAAATAATATTTTGACACCATATTATAGTACATTTATTTTCGTATATTTTTCCATTATATTTAAGCCATACTTGCTGGCGGATTGCCTTTGGAATTTTCTTTTTTACTGTCGATTTTATTATCGTAGATGTTCTCATAATTTATTTTTTAATTTTTGGTGTTTAAATTAAAAAAATTGAAAAACGATTGATAATAATTTGTTAAAAAATATGAAATCAATATTAAAAATATTTTGAATAAATCAAAGATTAATCATAAAAAAGAAATAATTAATTGTGACACAATAAAAGATTCTCATATTTATTGTAAGATAAATAATATAACTGGAAATATAACAGGGACGCTAATTGAACATTACATAAAACAAAAACATAATATGAAAAAAAATAATGTTTCATTATGCATCGGTGACCTTGCTCATAATGGGAAAAATATAGAAATTAAAGTATCTAACGGTGGACAAACACATAATAAATTTAATTATGTTCAAATAAGATTAAATCATAATTGTGATTATTTATTAACAGCTTATTATCTTGATAACTCTAATATAGAATATTGCGGTGAATTATTCATTTTTATTCTTACTAAAAATGATATAAAAGAACTTTTATTAAATTATGGAAGTTATGCTCATGGAACAGTAAAAAATTTAGGTAAAATTACAAAAGAAGATTTAGATGATATAAATAATTCAAAAGAATATGCATTGAGACCAAAATATAATGATAATTGCTGGAAATCGTTATTGAAATTCAGAATCGATGAAAATAGTATATAAATTAACCAATTCCGCTTTTCCCATTGAATTTTGTCTTGCTGTATTTAAACTATTTGAATAATCTAAATTGTTAAATCTTTCAATTAGTAAATCTTTATCAATATTACATTTTATCCAATGCCAACTTTTAGGTCGTAATATATCTAAATTTTCAGTTTTTATTTCTCCACATTTTCCACCATATGCTCTAATTGCAAAATCTGCACCAACCGGTGGTGTTGGTTGTCCTTTTTCATCTTTCGGACCAAATGATAAAAATGTCCAATCAGCATGAATAACTGGTAAATTTATAATTTGTCTTTCAAATACTCTTTTTTCCCATATTTGAAAACAACACTTGACCATCATTGGTGGTGAAAAACTACACGGAACCATAGGAATTTCTTCATCAAAAACTAAATGAAAATATTTATCTAATTTATTTTGAACACTATTTCGGCGAAATGTTCTTGGTATGATAAAAGCAATCACATTTGACCATTTAGAAGCATGATTAAAAAATTTTATAGCTAATGAACTGACTTTACCAAATGGTGGATTTCCTAAAACTAATATATTATTTTTATCTTCTGGAGGTGAAAATGTAAAAAAATCTTGCTTAATTATATCTTTATGTTCAGGAAGAATATCGATACCAATTTTATTATAAGACGGTATTTTAGAATAAAAACTTCCATTACCTGCACTCGGTTCAACTACTAAATCCCAACTTTCCCATTTATATTTAGTTGATATATGTTCTATACATTTATCAACGACCGATGGAATAGTATAAAATTTATCTAATCCTTCTGTTCTTACAACGCTTGTCTTTGACATTTTATATTCGAATGATAAAAATTAAAATTTTAAATCAATTTTAATTTTTATTTTTTTCTTGAAATTGTAAACAAGAAATTGTTTTTTGATGTTTTTTTAAATTATGTGTTCCTTTTATTATTTTCTTACAAAATTCACATTTTATATCTTCACATTTTCTTGTTCCTAACAAATTTTTATTTCTACAAGTTTTGCAAATTTTTCTGGTTGATACACCTTTCGTATGTATATGATAATAATTATGTGGTAATATTTCTAAACAATTAACACATTGTTTAGAATCTGGTAAATTATTATTTTTTAAATAACATTCAATGCATTCATCTAATATCGACTTATCATCTTTGTTAATAAAAAATAATTCATTTTTATACATATTATTACATGATTTACATTCTGAATTAGTCAAAAATGGTTGTGTATTCAATTCTTTTTTCTTTTCTTTATTTCTTTTATTACAGCATTTTCGACAGGTACCTCTATATTTTGATTGTATATCTGTAATTTCTGCTTCTGTATATTTATTACCATCTGCTGGTTGCGGTAAAACATATCCTGTCATATTTGCTCTTAAATAAAATTTTCTTACCGACATATTTACTTCGCATTTTATACATTTTTTTTTAGGTGCTGTTTTCGGTCGTGATGATGTTGAAACAATTTCGTTAGAATCTTCTTCGATATCAGAATTAGGAACTGAAATTTGGTGTAAAAGTTCTTGGATTTGAACACTTTTTAATAAATTGATTCTCGTGTATATTTGTCCAATAACTTTAGAAATATCAAAATCTTCAGCATCTGGATTGAATCTAACCCAATTATCATCTGTTAATCCTAATTTTTCATTAACATAATCCATTCTTTCTCTTTCTTTATGTGGTTTTCTATCAGAATGCCCATTTTCATCGCATTCTACGACAATTTTATATTCTGGGAAATATAAATCAAGATAATATTTACCCACTTTAAATTGGTCTTCGAATTTTTCAGTTTTGAAAGAGTTTGTTAATGCTGATAAGGTTTGTTGTTCTTTTGTCAGAGTTTTACGATTTGTAGTTACGATACCAAAACTTTTGAGAAAATAAAGTACATCAGGGGAAATGCGCTTACGAGTCTTAATGAGAATCTCAATGGCACCATCACGTGTGATTAAAATAGTTTTTGGATTTATTTCAGGTTTTTTGATACCTGGGTAATCTCTGAATTCTAATTGATTACATTTAGAAACATTATTTTTAATAACCTCAGCTGGATTTTTATATCCTAATAATGCTGTTATTTCATAACCTACATAATATTCAAAATAAAGTCCATTGCTAATATATGAATAATTAGCAAGTTCTTTTTTATCAGACAAAATATCAGACGTGTTATCAGCGTCTGAATCGTCAACAAATACAAGTTCAAAATCTTGATTTTCCATTTTTTTATTAATAAAATCATTTCTTTAAATAATTATAGATTCGAAAAAATAAATCTATAATTATAGAAATAATTATACATTTGAAAAAATAAATCATATTAGATTTTCCACCCTCATCCACACCTTTCTTTTAACATATTTCATACAAGTTCCGTTTCAAGTCTAAAATTCTACTGATTTTTCAAAAGTTTTAAAAATAAAATTGATTTTTAAAAACATAAAAATTATAAAAAAACAGATATGGAACAACAAAATGACGTTCAAGAAATTGACGAGATTATATTCGGTGTATATTCAGCCGAAGAGATAAAAAGTATGTCTGTTTGCAAGGTTGATAATCCAAAACTTTGCAACAGTGATAAGTCTGGTTCATATGGTACGGTTTATGACCCACGTTTGGGAACAATCGAAAATGGAAAGCTATGTGGAACATGTTCAGGAACTGTTTGGGAGTGTCCTGGTCATTTCGCTTATATCGAGTTATATGAACCTGTTATTCACCCTTTGTATTACAAGCAGGTTGTCAGTTTTTTACGTTGTTTTTGCACCAAATGCTACAAGTTACTAATAACTGAAGACCAAGTGGCAATAAATGGATATAGCCGTATCAAAGGCGTGAAAAGATTTAACAAGATATTGGAAAAACTTGAGAAAATTGACATGTGTATTCATTGTTCTCATCCACAACCGGCAATAAAACATACCATATCCGATAATACTATTGCAATGGTTTATAAAGACAAGGATAAGAAAAAAATTAGTGTAACTTTGCAGGTCGATGAGATAAAGAAGATATTTGACAATATAAGTATCAAGGATGTTGAATTGTTGGGTTTTAATCCAGATTTGATGCAACCGCGAAATTTGATATTGACCGTATTTCCAGTTATACCAATATGCGCTAGACCATATGTTATCAGTGATTCAAATATGTGTGATGATGATTTGACGATTCAGTTAGTGGAAATTATCAAATCAAATAATCATTTGGAACCAGTGGATGGAGTTCCTGTTTCTGATACAAAAAAGCAAAAATATTTACAAAGTTTAAAATTTCGTATTGCTACGTTTTATAATAATTCATGTTTAGCACCAGATACTCCTGTTTTAATGTGGGATGGTAGTGTTAAAAGAGCTGATAAAATTGAATGGGGTGATGAACTCGTAGGAGATGATGGGGAAAAAAGAATTGTTCAAAGTATATGTTCAGGTGAAGATGAAATGTATGAAATTGAACACGGTAAAGGAAACAAGTATATTGTTAACAGTAATCATATTTTATCGCTCAAATATTCAGGGCATAATAAAATTTTTTGGAAAAATCCAAATAAATTACAGAAAAAAGGATGTTGGATGGTTCGCTGGTTTGATTCTTTAATAAATAAACAAAGATGTAAATATGTATCTGTAACTGACAAAATTTCTTCTGATGAAGCATATTTAACATTGAAAAAATATGCAGATACTATTGACGATTGTAATATTTTTGATATAAAAATTACAGATTATTTAAAATTTCCAAATAGTACAAAAAATAATTTTAGCGGTTTCAAGTCTTTCAATAATATAAATTGGAAATATAAAAAAGTGAATTTAGACCCTTATATTTTAGGTTTATGGTTAGGTGATGGAAACAGTTCTGGATATGGTTTTGCATCAGCTGATGAGGAAGTTGTTTTATATTGGAAAAAATGGGCATCTGAAAATAATAGCGAGGTAATTATAAACAAATCAAAATTAGTTGAAAGTGATAAGAAAAAGAAATTAACATATCCAAAAAATCAAATTAATGACCCTACAAAATATAGACCAGATATAAAATTTTATATTAGAACAATAAATAATATAGGGAAAGATAAATTTCAACAAAGAAATCAATTAAAAAAACAATTAGATGATTATAATTTAACAAATAATAAACATATTCCAGATGTTTATTTATATAATTCAGAAGATGTTCGTTTGAAATTACTTGCTGGTTTTATTGATTCAGATGGTCATGTTTGTAAAGATGGTACTAACATAACTATATCACAAACTATAAGAAGAAAAAAGTTAATGGAACAAGCACAATTTTTAGCAAGAACATTAGGATTTTCTGCGTGTATTTCAAATAAAATAAGTACATGGAAAGATAAGAATAATAATATAAAAAAAGGAAAAGAATTGGTATTAACAATTTCAGGAATTAATGTTTCTAATATTCCAACACAAATTTTAAGAAAAAATTGTGATAAGCCGAAAAAAAGAGATACCAGTTTGACAGGAACTCTTAAAATAAAATCATTAGGTCATGGAAAATATAATGGTTTTACAGTTAATTCTAATCATAGATTTTTATTAGGTGATTTCACTGTAACACATAATTCAGGAAAAGCAAAACATTCAACAAATGGTTATCTTGCCAAAGTATTGAAAAAACAATGCTAGTACGTATAACGTGCTACACGAACAAATTGCGGGAATATCTTGTTATTTTCTTATTACAAAACTATATTGGAAACAGAATAGAAATTATTAGTTAACCGCTAATAGTTGTAATAACATAAGAAAAGAGACGATCCGCATCCAAGCTTCTAAATCCGTTATTGTAAGGACATGAAGACGGTTCAACGACTAAATGTTTGTGGGTATGAGAGAAATAACAAATCTCGATGAATGCTTAAGATATAGTCTAGTCCTTATTGAAAAATAAGGTAGAAACGAGATCAATTAAAGGAATTAAAGAAAGATTGACGGGAAAAGAAGGGTCAGAATTAGGCTCAAGTGATATTACAAAATATTGCTAGTGTATCGAAAGATATGCAACATATTCAAATTGCGGGAACATCTTGTATAATATCTTTAATACTAAAATTAGCAAAGAAATTTGTTGATTAATATAATTAATCGTTATATTGGGTAAAAAATTAAAGAAGAGAGATAATCCGCATCCAAGTTTCTTAACCAGAAATGGAAAGAAAAAGGTTCAACGACTAAACGGATATGGGCTATTTATATGGCTTAAGATATAGTCTACTCCCATCTGAAAAGATGTGGTATTAAGGTAATTCGCACAAATTTAATGGGGAAAAGGTAGTGTTTCATTGCCAAAGTAATGCTTAATAAGTATTGCTAGTATATCGTAAGATGTGCAACATAATCAAATTGCGGGGATATCTTGTTAATTTCTTATTACAAAACTATTTTGGAAACAAAATAGAAATTATTAGTTAATTACTGATGGTTGTAATAATATAAGAAAAGAGACAATCCGCATCCAAGCTTCTAAGTCCGTTATATTAGGATATGAAGAAGGTTCAACGACTATATGGTTATGGACAAGAGAAAACTGATAATTTTCAATGATTGTTTAAGATATAGTCTATTCTCACTTGTAAAAGTGTATAACGATGATTTCATATACAAATATATGATTGAGTTTAGTATAAAAGGTGAAATGACTGCGAGAACCGTGATCGGTCCTGACCCGACCTTAAAAATGGGTCAAATATGTGTTCCACCGCAGATAGCAAGTAATTTAACTAGTCCTATTCCAGTAACACATTTTAATATAAAATATTTATCGGATTTAGTCGATGCTGGCAAAGTTAATTATGTTCTTAAAGATAATGGACAAACACGTATCAATTTAGAAAATGCGTTATTCTTCAAAGGAACACGTTTGAATCACGGAGATATAATTATAAGAAAAAATAAAATTACAGGCGAAGAAGAAGAAATAGTTGTAATGAATGGTAAAGAATTACTACAAAAAGGTGATCGTTTGAAAAGAAATGGTGAATGGGTAACGGATATTAAATATCCGGAAAAACGCTCTTATAAAATAAATATTGGAGATATATGTGAGGTTCAGCTGCAAAATGGCAGTATACTTCTCTTAAACCGCCAACCCACTCAAAAGCAGGGTGGAAAAAGATAAAAAATATTTTATCTAGTCAAACAGTTTAAACTTTTTTGGCGAGATTCCTCAATTGCGGGGACTTCCTTAAAAACTTAATTACAACTTTTATATTGGAAACGGTATAGAAAACTTTGGTTAACGACCTAAAGAATTGTAAAAACATTAAGTATTTGGATAATCCGCATCATATTCCTACGGGTAAAACGTGACTGCCTATGGAAAGTGTTCAACGACTCGAGTGTAAGAAATTAGATTTAAAAGCAAAATACAAATATTAAATGGAAACCGGAATAATTTATATGATTACTAATAAAGTAAATAATCAAAAATATATAGGACAGACATCAAAAACTATCGAAGAAAGATGGAAAAGACATATCAAAGATTCAAAATATAAAAAACATGGTTGTAGATTATTAAAAAATGCCATTAATGAATACGGTGATACAAATTTTATTATTGAAATATTATTGATTTGTAACAAAATTTCATTAAATACTTACGAACCTATATTTATAGATAAATACGGGACGTTATCTCCAAATGGTTATAATTTACAAACAGGTGGATTAAAAAATAGTCGATTATGCAAAGAAACATTAAATAAAATGAGTGAATCACAAAAAGGTATAAAAAAATCAGATGAAACAAAAAAGAAAATTAGCGATACATTATCAGGTAGAAAATTAAACGATGAAAATATTAGAAACACTATTTCTATATCTGGAAAATATCGCAATATGTCTATCGAAAATAAAAATATATTAAAGAAAGCATTGGATATATTAAATTTAGATAACTTACCTATGTATATAACTTTCGGTCATGATAGTAAAAATAAAGCAGAAAAAATTACTGTAAGAATTCCAAACAAAAAAATTAAAACATTTGCTAAAAAAAATATGGAATTAACAGAAAAAATTAAATTAGCAATTGATTTTTTACACCAACGGGAATCGGTCTTAGAGTAGTCACGTGCTCGATGATAGGCTTAAGGTATAGTCTACTCCTTTTACGTAAGTTTAAGGTATATGGCTTCATGAGGGTTCATTATTGAGCTCAAGTATTATAAAAATTAATACTAGTGTGTAAATCATATACATGCGACATATTCAAATTGCGGGAACATCTTGTTGATGTCTTTGATACTAAAATAATGAAGAAATTTATTAGAAATATATAGTTAACTACTATATTTAGTAAAAAATCAAAGAAAGAGAGATAATTCGCATCCAAGTTTCTTAACCAGAAATGGAAAGAAAAAGGTTCAACGACTAAATGGATATGGGTCTGACATGTTCGGGCTTAAGATATAGTCTACTCCTATCTGAAAAGATAATTTACTATGATATTACAAATAAATTTGTAGTTGAGTAAGGTATTATTGTCAATGATGGCACAAGAAGTGGTCATAAGACCCGGAAAAACAATAAGATTTAATTTAAGTATTAATAAATCTTTTAATGCAGACTTTGATCCGAGATTTTTAAGGTCAAAAACAGGGGAAATTAAAAGTTTGAAATTCTCCTAGTAAGAAAAGTTAATATATTAACATTCTTGCGAAACACTTGGATGCGGGAAACTCCTTAGAAACTTAACTACCACCTTTATTAGTGAAAACTTCGAAGGGAACACGATTAATTATCGTACCCAATGGTAATAACGTTAAGAAATTGGACAATCTGCAGGATACTCTCTAACAGTTAATTATGACTTCTTATGAGGGATTCTCAACGACTGGTAAAGTGTTGGTCGGAGGAACTGTCAATTCCAATGATGGCTTAAGGTACAGTCTAGTCCTTTATGAAAATAAAGGTATAAACGGGGGACGAAATGAATTTGCATACGCCTGCCTCATTCGAGGCTGAAGCGGAATTACGATTGCTTTCAGCATCAAAGTATAAAATAATATCAGCACAAAATTCAAAAAATATAATGTGTATCGTCCAAGATTCACTTTTGGCAGCTTATAAAATGACATTAGGTATTCAACCTGTTCGTAAAGACCAGTTTTTTAATGTCGCATTAACAATCGATGGTATGACTACCGAAAAAATATTATCAAAAATTCAACATATACGTAGAATTTATCAAGAAAAAGGTAAGAAAGTTCAATGTTTTCACGGTAAAGGGCTTATTTCCCTTATTTTACCTGACGACTTTATATATGAAAAGAAAAACGGCGCTGACCCGAATGAACCAGTCGTCAAAATATATCGCGGTGTGCTTTACGAAGGAACTATCGATAAAAATATTGTTGGTTCAGCACACAACTCATTAATTCAAACTATAAATAAAGAATATGGACCCGATGCGGCAACAGAATTTATTGACGGTATTCAATTCGTCACAAATAATTGGCTTTTGATTTCTGGATTTAGTGTTGGATTGAAAGATTGTATGGTTCAAGGAGAAGAAAAAGTTCAAGAAATTAATGATGTTATCGAAAAATGTTATATCGAAGCAGAAAACATAAAAGCTAATACTGTCAATCCGAATATTAGAGAAATTAGAATTACAGGATGTTTAAGTAAAGCGAAAGATATTGGACTTAAAATCGCAAAAGATGCGTTAGATCCAACTAATAATTTTCTTTATACTGTGAAAAGCGGTTCAAAAGCCGATTTCTTCAATGTGGCCCAAATCACAGGGTTGCTTGGACAACAAAATGTTTCAGGACAGAGAGTCATGCCAACATTAAATAATGGACAGAGAACATTGCCACATTATCAATTTGATGGGTTGAGTAAGAGAGATGAATATGAATCGCGAGGTTTTATCGATTCTTCATTTATTAAAGGATTAAATCCAAAACAATATTATTTTCATAGCATGTCGGGAAGAGAATCGACGTGTGATACTGCGATGAATACAGCTACCAGTGGGTATATTCAACGAAGAATTATAAAATTAACAGAAGACATAAAAACACAATATGATGGTTCAGTTAGAGATTGTTGTAATTCAGTATATCAATGGGCTTACGGCGAAGACGGATTAGATCCAAAGAAATTGGTTAAAGTCGGTAAAGATTTGGATATTTGTAATGTTACGAATATAGTAAATAAGCTAAATATGAAATACGAAGTTCTGAATAAGAAGAAAAAAGTTAAAACAAGTAAATAAATTTGTAACGTAAATTATTTAAATTTTAAACATTATTGTTTAAAATATAGTTAAAATTAAATTAATCACTTTATTAAAAAAGTGTAAAAAAATACACAAATTTTGATATCTATTTAAAGAAATGAATTCTTTAATAAAAGCTATAAATAATGGAATCGTTAAATATTAAAAATCTGATTGAGAAAAACCCGATAACCCGTCTTTCAAAAGATTATGAAAATAAATTAATCAATAAGGTTAAAGATAATTTTAATGACAATGAACAAAAATTGTTTTTATCAAGTTTTTATTGTCTTCTTAATTATGATTCAAAGAAAGATTTTGTCATTGATTTTGACAACGCATGGAAATGGTGTGGGTTTACAAGAAAAAGCGACGGTAAAAGAGTCTTAGAAAAAAATTTTACAATTAATATTGATTATAAGGTTAAAAAACCTGCTACGGAAGTCTCCGTAGCAGGTCAAAAACTCGATCATGAGTTTAAAGGATCGAGTTTTGAGACAGTAAATGATACTTTTGCGGAAGTCTCCGCAAAAGTGGTTGAAAAACCTGCTAGTGGAGCAGGTATTGAAGAATCAAAATCACCTTTAAGAAATTTTGGTGGAGCTGGAATGAATAAAGAAACAATTTTATTAACCGTTAACACGTTTAAAAAATTCTGTCTGAAAGCAAATACTACCAAGGCAGATGAAGTTCACGAATATTATATTAAATTAGAAGAAATGCTACAAGAAACAATCAATGAAGAAAGTAATGAATTAAAATTACAATTAAAAAATAAAGAAGAAGAAAATATTAAACTTTTAAATCAAAATAAAAAATTATCAAATAATATTGTAAGGAGAAATGCGATCAAATATAAATCTGGAAATTGTGTATATTTTATTTCTTCAAGTGAAATAAATAACAAATTTAAAATTGGAAGCACTAAAAATATAAATTTTCGTATATCAGATCTAAGTACCGGTTCACCATATTATTTTGATGTTATAGATATATTTTATACTGAATTTCACACATTATTAGAAAAATCAATCAAAGAAATATTTTCTCAACAAAGAATATCAGTAAATTGCGAATGGTATAATCTAGAAATATTAGATGAAATCGCCATTTATATTAAAAATCAAATTGAAATTTTTAACAAATTTAAAAAATATTCAGATGTCAATTTAAAAAATGATATCGAAGAAAACATTGAAGAAGATATTTCACATCCTATGAGTAATTATATTGTTGTAAATGGAATAGATTGTGTAGGTTGTAACCAAACATTAAATAAAAAAAACTTTTTTTTCGCTGATAAAAAAAACAGAATATATTTAAATAAATGCATTTCTTGTTATGAACAAGAAAATGGAGAAAGTAAACAATGTAATAAATGCGAAAATATTAAAAATAAATATGATTTTGTAGTTGATGCTTCGAAAAAAGATGGATTAACATATGAATGTAAAACATGTAGATATGAAATGAATAATATAAAAAAACAAAAATTTCGTGAAGAAAATCCAAATATAGGAAAAATAAAGTGTGAAACATGTGAAATTTTTCAAGAACAAAAAATGTTTTTTAATTTTACTAACCCTAATGATAATCAAATTACATATTCTAAAAAATGTAAAAAATGTTATTGTGATGAAAATGGACCATCAAAACAATGTTTTACATGCAAGCAAATTAAAAATAATTCAGAATTTGATAAAACACTCGCAAATGCTGATGGTTTAGCGTGTTATTGTAAATCATGTAGACAAATAAAACGCGATACAAAAAAAATGGAAAAAAAGAAAACAGAAGATCCAAATAAAAATAAAAAACAATGTATAAAATGCGAAGAATATTTTAAACAAAATTCATTTTTCAAAAAATATGATGACAATGGTGATATGTTATCATATTATGAAGAGTGTATGAATTGTGTTGGTTCACAACTTTTACAATGTAGTAAATGTTGTGAAATAAAAGAAAACATTCATTATTCTAAAGATTCGACAAAAAGAACAGGGTATCGAACAATATGTAAAAAATGCGTAAATAAGTGATTTTAAACACAATTGTGTTTAAAATACATATAAAATATATTTGGTTGATTCAGATTTATATTTTGTTATTGCGATAAATATAGAATTCTCTATTTATTCTTCATCTTCTTCTTCAATCGCATCTAACTCATTTAAACTTTTATTTGTTTCTTTATAGATATATTCTAAGAAATTTTTTAATGCTAATTTGATGTCTTTAGAACAATCTCCTAACGGATTTTTAATATATTTATCCAATAAAACACCAAAATCAATTACTCCTGACTTTTCATATGATTTTACATTAAATTTGTATATGGATAATTTAAGCTCTGGTATATCGATTTCGTTATACCAATGAATAAATAAATTAACCGGTAAATCATCTCGTGGATTTATTTTTGTTCTATTATATTGTTCGATAAGAAAATAAATATCGTCTTTTGATAGAAAATCAAAGATATTTATACTTTTCATATTTTTTTCTAATAATTTTGATATTTTGTTGTCGTAAAAATTATTATCTATTTCTAAAACAATATTTAAATTCTGTTCACTCATATTTTGATTATAATTAAGAGGGTCTGGAATATAAATCAATTTTTCTTTTTTCATTAAATCATAAAGATCAAAAAAAATTTCTTCAAATGGAAAACATATCCAGATAGAATCATATATTAATGGAACATATTCACCATTTTTTTCATAAGTTTCTCTTGTTATAATCGATTCATTATTATCACAAATACATTTTTTATTTATTTTCTTCAAACTTTTCATATCAAATGCATTTTTTAATTTACTAAAATATTCTTTATATGTAGGTTTTTTTGAAGAACTTTTTGAAGAACTTTTTGAAGAACTTTTTGAAGAACTTTTTGAAGAACTTTTTGAAGAACTTTTTGAAGAACTTTTTGAAGAACTTT